TCCCCCATGTACCAGCATTTTCGCCAGTTGCCATTAGTTCGATACCTAATTCATTATATGTTGATGCCATTATTTATTCCTTATTTTTGTTATTTATATTGGTTATTTAGTTTTAAGTCAAACATAATTATGCAGGGGTTTTAATTGTATATCCTGTACTAGTTTTAGGTGTTAATGTTCCATAATATTTAAGAATTAATCCTGCATCATCCACACTAGAAGTCGCTTGTACTCCTGTTAAACCCATAACCTGTGCAGGTGTAATAGATCCTGTACTTACAGTTGATGACACTCCTGTTAATGGTACCCCTATCTCAGAAACCAAGGCTCCTACAGAAGATGTTGTTGATACTCCAGTTAACGGAACCCCTATTTCAAAGGCTAGAGATCCTACAGAAGATGTAGCCTGTAGACCTGTTAAACCCATTACATCAGCAGGTGAAATTGAACCTACTGCAGAAGTTGTTGATTGACCAGTTAGTAATGCTTCTTCGTTTGATACAACGTTTACTGATCCAACTGCGGAATCTGCGTGTACTCCAGCTGGAGTTACTTCTTTTCCAGTAAATATAATTATACCACCTGCCGTAACAGTTGCTGATTGACCTGTTGGTGTTAATGAAAGACTAGTTGTTGGAGATAATGACCCAACTGTAGAAGTTGTTGAAAGTCCGGTTAAACCTATTGTCTGTTCATCTATCGCTATAGAACCAACTGAAGAAGTTGCTAATTGTCCTGTAGGTGTTAGCGAAAGACTAGTTGTTGGAGACAATGACCCAACTGCAGAAGTGGTGGAAAGTCCGGTTAGACCCATTGTTATATCATCGATAGAAGCTATAGAACCGACTGAAGAAGTTGTGGTTAAACCTGAAAGAGTAACGTCAAGAGCAGACTCACCCCAGTTTTCAAACCCCCAAGTATCTTGGCCCCAACCTGCTGTTTGTTCAGTGCTGGTTGTAACTGAACCTATTGAAGTTGCTGATTGTAAACCTGTTAAAGTTAAATCAATGTTTAATATAATGTCAACTGTAGTTGAACCTACTGAAGATGCTGACTGTACACCTGTTAAAGAAGCTGTAATAGTTTGATCAGCTATAGCACTACCAACACTAGAAGTTGATTGTACACCTGTTAAACCCATAACCTGTGCAGGTAAAATTGTTCCTACTGATGATGTTGATTGTACACCTGTTAAAGTTACGTCAACGTCGGCTTGATCGCCCCATTGGTTTTGACCCCAGGTGGTTCCGGATTGATTCCAAGTGTTAGACATAAGGTTTTAACCTTATGCTATACGAAGAATAGCGTTAGATGAATCTGCTGCTGGAAACTCAATTGTGAAAGTTCCATTTGTTACAACTTTATCTCCACCAAATGCGATCACACAAACTGCAGGATCACCAGTTGCTGAATCATTAAAAATTAAACAACCGTTAGCTGTGAACGAAGCGGATGTCCAAGAAATGTTAGCAAAATCACAAACAGCTGTGCTACTATCTAAAGCTGGAGTTACACTTGTAAGAGCTTTTCCTTTTGCAGAATAAGCTGAACCCGCTGAGTTTGAAATTTCGTTTGTTGAACTATAAGCTGTTGTACTTGCACCCATAGATGCTGAACTTGTATACATTGCTAAATTAAAAGTGTTTCCACTTGATGCTGTAAAATTATGTATCGCTCTTAAAACTTCTGTTTTGAAAGTGTTACATACTGCCGATGATATTGCCATAATGTTTTTCTCCTAATTTTATTGAGGCGCTGACTCGATTGGAATTCTTATTGTACCATCCGTGTAATCGTCTCGTCGTCTTCTTCCAAGTTGCATCGCTGCAAACTTTTGTAACTCCGTTTTATATCTATTTTCATATAATGTCAACATGTCTGTGGGACCTTTTAAAAACATAAATGCTTCTGTCAAGCATGCATATAATAACCCTTGTGGAAAGTAATTACTTATATAAGTCCCAGAAGTATTGTCCTCTAAACCTCCAGGCACCGCATTATAGTGTATAATATATTGATAGTTTTGATCTGGTGTAGGAGCTATGTAGATAGCACCTGATGTAGCTGTACTGGCTCCTGTTGTAGCACCACCAAACATAGAATAGTATTTAGGTAATCCTTTAACATTTTGACCTGTAGAGCCACCAGAAGGACCTGTTGCTTCTCCTACATATTCTGTAATAAAAGTTTGATCACGTCTTTCTAACCAAAATCCTTGATCTGTAACAGCAGATGTAGAATTAAAAACCTGAACTCCTCTAATAAATAAAGCTTTTGTTGGAACTGTAATACTATTAAAATTTTGTGCAAATTGTGCTTGTGCTTGAATTCTGTCAGAATCCATAGGACAATCTAAATTAATTCTAAGTTCTGCATTTTCTATAAATCTATTTATAACAGCAGCAGTAAATACATTAGAATCTACTTCTGTGTAATTTCTAATATCTGTTGTTAATTCTGAGTATGTATATCCAGCCATAACTAACCTCTATCATTTACGGGTCCAATTGTACACTGAAAACCGCCTCCTGTTGCTGCGCTTGTAGCATTAGATACTAAAGGCACTGTTAATGAATTATATATTACTTTTGTAGCAGGTTGTGTGCCTGTATTAAAAGTTGTTCCTACAGCTGTTGCTAAATATGATCCGTAAACTTTAGCCCCACTATCGTGTGTTCCTGCAGTTGTAGCTGGAGGAGTAGCTCCTCTATAAGGTGCTGCCGTTCCTCTAGTGCATCCTGTTAAATCATTAGTTGATTTTCCTGTGTATTGAATAGTTTCATTTTCATAAGCTCCAGATGTACTATTTACTTTTTCAATAACAATATATCCTGATGTTGGAAATTCTGATGCATCAGTTAAAGTAATTGTTGTATCCGAAGCAGTAAGTGTTTCATTTAAAGTTGTAGCTAATTCAAATGTAGCAATTACAACGCCTCCAACATTTTGTTTAACAGCTTGAAATCTTACATAAGATGTTCCTGCGTTTAATCCGTTATCAGGAAAAGCTACACTTAAAGTTGTTGATGCAGAGGTTGTTGTAAAAGGATTTTCTGGTAAAATATCTTGTACTGCAAATTCTACTCTTGCTGGTCTTGCATGTAATAACCCTTGTGGATCAGCTCCTACTGGATGTGGTTTTAATTGTGGTTGCTTAGGTTCAAATTCAGAAATATGGACCCACGCACCTGTCCACTCTTTAACCATTTCTCTGTATGGAAAAGCTGCGCCTGATCTATCAGAGATCGCTAATGCTCTACTACCTTTTGCAAATCTAGCCATTATATATTTGGATAGTATGTCTTCGGAGTAATGTATGTGCTAGCTGGAGAACCATCTTCTGATAATGCTCGAGCTAATTCATCCTCGTACAACAACTTCATCTCCTGTGTTCTTTGTGGTGCAAACTTCATAGATAAGTAATATGATAATCCTGAAACCATACATGGTACAAATCTATAAGGTGCATCACTTGAGTTAGTATATGCTCCTGCATCTTGAATTCTTTTTACAAAGTAAACACTTAAATAATTTGATGCAGCAGTTGAGTTAGGTAAAGGATAAATAGTTAGTGTAACTTTATCTATAAATCTTTGTACCCAATATTGTGAAGGGGTTCCATTAGATGCTTTGTTTGCTGTTGCAGCATATGCATCTCTTGCAACTTTAGTTAGACCTGTGTCTGACTGAGAAGTTGTATTATAATTTTGTCTATAAGAAACATTTAAAATATCTGAGATACCATAAACATTTGTTGTTGGCACAGTTGTTGCTTGTGGTGATGCAGCTGCGGCTGCAGCACTGTCTACTGAATTTCTGTAAAAAGTATATGTACCGGAACCTTCATCCGTTGCATTTACGTTTGTAGTAGAACCCACAACTAAATTAATATTTGTATTTCCTACTTCCCAAAAATGTATTCCTCTATTACCCCATTCTTGAAAAAGAATATTTAAAGATCTTCTAGCAGTTTTTATTTGATGTCCTGCCGTCCCAACTAAACCAAGACGTTCGTACGCATCTGCAATGATTTCATCTATTGAGAAATCCTGATCAAATGAATATGATGAGGAAGTAGTATTTGCCATATTATCCTCCCGCCGTTAAGTTAGGTGAGTTGTATCCACTCGTGTATAAAGTATACGCTGTAATATTATCTGAATTGGCAACATATATTCCATTAGGAAATATTATACCACCATCAAAAGTTAAATCAAATATTTTAGTATCAGGAATATCTACATCACATAAGTGTGTTCCAACTTTATCACATAAAGTAAGTCTTCCTGCTCCAGTTCCATCTGATGAAACTGATAAACCTGTTAATCTAACAGGCATGTCTACATTTAATAAAGCGTAAGGTAATTGTTGAATCGCGTCGCCTGAACTTGCAGTTGCTGCAGTTGTTCCGTTTACGCCTCTAGTGACATCTGTTAAACCAACTAATACTGATGAAGTTGTAGGTAAATAAGTTGAAGCTGTAGATGCTTCTTCAAATTGTGCACCCCATATATAAATATCATCTGTGTTGCTAGTGCATATTGAACTTCCATCACTTTGACAAACAAGATATCCAACTTGTCCAGTTCTAGTTGCATCCGCTGTTCCAGTTATAGAGCATCTGTACCATCCATTACCTAAATCTGATATTGCTCTGGTAATATTACTTCCACTTGACGGAGATACAGCCCCTACCGCTCCAGTATTTAAATTAAACCATGCAGTGTTGGAACTACCTCTTATTAAATTTTCAGAAATTGCAATAAAATCAGTTGTGCCTTTTTTAGCATGAATAGATATTGTGTAAGTTTTGGTATTAGTTACAGGTAATCCTCCTCCCGAAACTTGAACTTTACCAACACTTGTTTGACCAGATTGTTGAGTAAGTTTCTCTGCTGTTGTAGTACCATCGGGAGCGGTAGTTGCATCTGCTGTAACCGTTGATCTAAGTTTTTGCCAATAACCATTGTCAAAAGTTTGTGACTGCTGAAAATTATTTTCACTTATGTCTGTAAAACTTACAACTTCATTAGTTGTTTCAATTTCTGCAACAACACTAGTTGAAAAGTTAGTAGTGCTTGCAACAGGGATATAATTTTGTGTTGCGTCAATATTTGCTGAGAGTGTTGTGTCAACACTCATTAAAGATGACCTAGTTGCCTGAGTCATGATAATTCCTAACTTAATCCTGCGCCAGAAAACTTATCAGTAAATAATGTGTAACCGGCTATATTAGTTTTTGTTTTACAAAAAACTCCAGAGGGAAATAAAATTCCTCCACCAAAATTTAATGTAAGAATTTCACCTGTTGGTACATCAATATATAATTTAGTTGTTCCTGAATTTGAAGTTGTAGTTAATTCTAAAACTCCTGCTCCTCCAGTACATGCAATTGAAATTGAGTAAACCCTTACCGGTGGCGCTATAATAGCAGCTGCACCTGCCGCTGCCGCTGACCTAGTAGCTTGTATATTTAATTGACTCATATTTTTTCCTTAAATTTTGTTTATGTGGGGCCGAAACCCCACAATAAATTATTTATTAGCCTACGTTAGCGTTTTGGATATAACCAACTGTTAACCAACCAACGCCTGTTCCGACGTTACCTGATGTAAGAAGTATTCTTCTATCAGTTGTTCCAATGTCTGCCCACGCATCTACTCTAGCTTTGTTAGCTCCAGCAGTAATTTCGATAATACCTAAAGTACCACCAGCAATTGCAGCAGCTGCTGTAAATGCAGTTGCATCTCCAACATAACCTAAGCCAGTTGTAGTTGCAGCACCATTCCAAACAACACTTACAAATAATTTTGCAAAAACCAATTGGCTGTTTGCAGGAATTATAATGTTTGTTGTTTCAGGAGCAGCTTGAACAATCGCTTCTGTCTGAGTTATTAATGCAGAACCCACATTAGCCATATCTGTGCCAACTGTAGTTCCTGTAGTATTTGATATCGAACCCGATCTTATCGGTCCCGAAAATGTAGTATTTGCCATAATTTTCTCCTTTTCCTAGTTGTGATACATAGTCTCTAGGCCGTCGACTATACGCGTCTATATATCAATTTTAATTGTATAGTGTAAATATTATATGTTATTTTTTAGTAGAGTGCAAGAGAGCCTATAAAGAAAGTGCAATTTCAGCGATGTAGCTTTTATCCTAAGTAGCTACAGAAACTTGTGGAGCAGCGTCTTCAATGCTATTTTGCTTGTAAGCAATTTCAGCTTCAGCCAATTTGATCTCAGTAATGACTTCTTTAATTTTGTCATCGATCCTGACCATTTCAAGAGTATACTTATCATTAGATAGATGCTCCTGTTCCCACTTCAACTCCAAGGACCTTTTTGCTTTGTATAGGTCTTGTATCATCAATAACCTCCTCATAAGTTATTCGATTTATCTCGTTATTATAGTTGTTCCCGAGATACTCCCAATTTATACTCTTTTCTCCCAACTTGTCAAGGATCGATTTTTCAAGAGAAATAGCATTATCTTCAGATAATACTTTAAATTTTGCGTAGTGATCATATGCCCAGATTTTGACTGTAAATTGTTTCATGGTTTTTTCTTTCTATTTTGTAAATGTGGCCGAACTATGTCCGGCCACAAAATTGTTTAGTATTGCTTACGCACCTTCGCAACCGAAGATACCTCTAAAGTCAGATGCGCCAAAAGCGTATCTTTCTCTAGCTTTGTATCTAACGTTGCCAGTATCGAAGTCCCCTTCCATTGAAGTTGTCAATGGAGTTCTGTTGAACATCTTCATACCATTTGGAACGTCCGTAATAATGTACCAAGAATCAGCATCAGTTAAAAAGTTATTAACTCTATAACCTTGTGGGATCATTCCCATTGAATTGATTGCATTGATGTCATTATCAGCAGTCTGAGTTCTACCTTGAGATTTCATCAATCTCTCAGCGTTGAACTGATTCGCAGAAGGAATT